CAACCAAGGAATTGTGTAACTGTTTTATCGGTATAACTGATTATTTCGTCTTCTATCCTAAATTTACCGTTTGTTTCTGGCCATCCTAGTGTAGAATCAACTGTAACAACAGTATCTGTTAAATTAGCACCTAAATCTTCTGCTAAGACTGTTTTATACGGAGTTACAAACGTTCCGACTGAATTATTGGTATCTACGTCAATTTCAAAGATTGTTCCGAATGCAGTGAACACTTCTACGACGCCTTTTACGTAAATTCTTGCAAATCCGACATTTGGGTCGTTTGGATCTGCATCTTGATATAATACTTCGCCTACAAGTTCTATTGGGTTGCCTTTTATAGCAACTGCACGGATAATCTCTCTAGAAGTGTAAAATGCATCACTAGGTTTGAATATTCTCTCTCTAGGATACGATACATCTGACTCTACGCCAAAAAGTGCTCTTAATACAAACTGGAATGATCTACTTGTTCCTTTTGACGAGTAGAAATCCTTAATACGTTTGATTACAGTGCTTTCTGTTACGTTAGGTGCAAAATTCTTTGGAAATGTGTTTAGGAACTGTTCCTTAAACTTCCCAAGCATGTAAATTGGGAAAATATTGTTTAAGTTAACAACTTCAGTGCCAATAGTGTGTTCTGCAGCTGTTGTAAACTCAAATTTGTATTCAGATTTCAATCCAACCGCTTTTACAGCGTTAAATCCACGCCCACAGTCTTGAAATAGTGTTGAACCCTTGCTTTGGTAGTAAATTATCTCATCATCTATCAATAAAAGTCCTTCTGACGGAAAATCACGTGTAGATTCGACGTCAATCGTTGTAGAAGACGTTGTAACAGCAGAAATTAGTTTTGTAGTGGTAACTAATTCGCCATAATTGTCAATATTATAATAATCCGACCAGTTTTGAATTATATCAATGCAATATCCTTTTAATTCTTGCGATTTATAGTATTCCTTGACAAAATCAATGAACGTAGGATACTGATCCCGTATGAACGACGGAAATTGCCCTCTTATGTGTGTTGATATTTTAGATCTAGATTCGGGACTGACTTCCGATGGCACAGGCGGTTGTGTAACCGTTGTGGTAGGTGTCGTCCACGACCCAACTCTCCAAGAACTATTTGTCATATTAGATTAATAGCTAGATTCTGGAATTACTCCTGTTCCAGATAAGTTTGAACCACTACTGATAGTATCCTCTACTACAGTAACTACTGAGTTATCTATACCCATAGTAATATAAGTTTCTCGGAGAGAAACCAAGTCATTTGACTTAGGTGTAGCTTTAATTTGCAATGTATTATTTGCTACACTAGTAGATTGTATTATCAAGTCATTAATTACAATCTCTCCCATATCATAATCTACAGATCCCCATAATCCGTCAATATATTCAAACTCACCAGTTCCTTTAACATAGTAGAGTCTTAATGAACCCGCACCATCATCATTTAAGAAATAAGTATTGACATTATCACCAACGATCTTAAATCCACTTGATAATATTGTTGGATTTGTAGAAGTTTGTTGATTTATTCTGTTACCGTAGCAAATACTGTAGTTTACACGAGTGTTTAGATCTACTGTAACGTTCTTTCTCATAGTAACGCGAGTAATATTAGAGGTAATTGACCTTTCTGCGTCATCAATAATGTTTTGAACCTTAGAATATTTGAATTTACCACCAAATTTATTAAATTCACCACTAGCATTGAGTGCGTTTAGTGTAATTATGATAAGATTCTTTATTTCTGCAGGAGTTCTGCGTGTATTATTGGGATTGTAATACACAAAACTGTTCAAATCTACGTAAAGAACCGATGGATCAATGATTGTAGGTTGAATTGCAGCAACAGAGAACTCTCTGAGCTTCTTCAATACAGAATTTTTCTCAGAAAGTGATAATTTATCAGCATTTCTTGGTTTGATTGCCAAAAATACCTTACCAAATTGGGGAGGTTCCGCTTCTTCTCCACCATAACATGCAATTGACGCAACGTTTGGGTATATTTGCGGTATGATTGCCTCATAATCTTGCGTAGAAACTGCTCTACCGAACGCAGAATAGAATTTTGGTGCGGAAAATTTGATAGATTCCGTAGATTCTGGTTCTGCACCTCCGTCTGGGAACGAAACTGTGCTAATTGTAATGCCAGAAGTTATGGCATTGTTCAAATTATCTCTAAAAGTTCCAATATTTTCAAAAACTTTCAATCCATTAGCACCAGCTCCTGCAGAAGTTGTATATTTTACAGTTACAACGTCTCCATTTTCTAGTGCTTTTCCTATTACACCGTCTCCAAACAGTATTTCTGGTATCTGATACTCACTTTCCTCTAGGTAAAATACCTTAGATGTAGATGTAATCTTAGTAATGTCTGATGCTTGTAGGTATTTCTCTGTAATTGTTCCAGAAGTTACCTCTACAATCATGCTTGTAGTATCGACTCTATTGTTTGTAAGTATAAATCTCTGTCTCTGTGTCTCATTTTTTACAAAAGTATCCTGTAAATATAATCCTTCCGTTAATTCTAGGTTGTTGAATGATGCAATTCCTGTCAAACTGTCTACAGATTGTGAAACATCTGTTGGAATTGAGAATACAAAGTTGTTATTATCGAGTCCTGTGAAGTTTAGAACCAATCCTGCAGCGATTGTGACTGATGCAGGGTAAGGAAATGCAGTTTGAATTGCAATATTGACTGTGGTGCGTGCTGATTTTGCAGAATTTGGTGTGTAACCAATCATTCTAGCAAGTTTTACAACGTTTTCTCGTAAAACTGCAGTCTCTAGGAACCCTTCATTGACTGCAAGGTTAGCATTTACCGCTGTGTAGTATGTGTTATACGCTAATGTATCAATTAATACAGTAAGTGACGATCCTTCAAAGTCATAATCACTAAATTGCGACTGAGATCTCAGATATTCTTTAATTTGTGCCTTGATCTGGTTAAATTCAAGAGCATTGACTTGATTAAATGCCATTATGGTTTAAATGCTACTAAAATATTATCAAATTTAGGTTTTAAACCTAATATCAAATAGTTTATGGATACAGAGAACTCGTTACGATCTTCCTCGAACACTGTAGATACACTTACAGCTGTAACTCTAGGTTCATATACCTCTATTGCTTCTTCTAGACGATATTTTATCTCTAATTCCATTGTCGGTGTAAAATTCTCGAACAATAGACCAATAACATTACCACCGAAGAATGGATCAAAAGGTTTCTCAAAAAAATTGTAGAGAACTATGTTCTTTACCGACTCTTTTATCGCAGCTTCGTTCTTCAATGACAACACATCGTTTGTCACAGCATTTTTTTCAAATGTGAGTGAAAAGTCTCTAAAGGACTTTGTAGTCAAAGACATTGAGAACGCAATATACCTTCATCAATGTATTTATACTCGTTTTTCCAAATATTTGTCTGAACGTGGATCAGTAACAAGATAACGACAATATTCATTCCCATTATCGTAGAAGTCGTCAGACATGTCTACGGGAATGTTAGCATTTCTCTTACCATCTACGATTCTATTTGCCTTGCCCACGATACCTCTTCTTTGCTTTGTTTCTAGAGGTCGCTCCATACGATGTATGCTTACCTCTGCCCTGTGAAGTCTTCTTTGGTTTAGAATCAACTCCTATTTTACCCATGCTATATTGTGTTGCCATAATTAACCTCCTGCAAATACGTTTTCTGATCCTGCTGCAACTGATGTGCAACCTGATATACCATCACCTACTCTACCACATCCTTTACCATTTACAAATACGGTTGAACTCCCTGATGCAATTGGTGCTGAGTGACCAGGACAAGGTGCACCTGGCAATAGATGTCCTGTGTTGTTATCTCCTTGACGAGATACTCCTATACCATTGACAAATACATTATCGCTACCCTGTGCTCTAGTCATACCAGAACAATGAGTGACGTCTGCATCTCCAATACGTGTTACTGCGGGCACTACTTTCTCTCCCTTGATACTAGTTCTTGTAAGTATTGAGTATACTTGCTCATCTCGTTATGCTGCTCCTCAGTATGTGGCGGTTCTGGCGACACAGGAGCAAACTTAATTAGATGGTCAAATTCATCTGGCAAGTCTCCACATCTGTCGAACCGAAGGATCTCCCCCTGTTCTTTAATAACAAATTCTCCTTGCAATTCTTCCATAACAAGCTTTTTAATTATTTAGAGACCTACGCGGTCAGAACGCGGTTTTGGGGTTATCCAAAAGTCCCTACATTATGTGCTTTACGCATCGGTGGATACTTGAACTTTAAACGAACTGGAATCGGTCTCTT